TGGAACTCTGGTTAATGCGGGTATGGTTATTGAAGTGAGGAAATCTAACGGTGACTATTAAGATTTACAAAGATCAAAACGCTGGTGCGGTGTTTATTGAGAACGCTAACGGTGTCCAATTCCTTAATGCACTTCAAGCTACTATGGATGACCCTGCTGACGTAAAAGTTAATATCCGTGACCTATCTAAAGACGTAGATATTTTCACACAAGTCCCTTTTGGGGATTTTGTAGATCAAAGTGGGTCTGCTTATGGCCCTAACGCCACAGATACGGTAAACGCCCTTAATGCTGAGTTCTCCGCCTCTGGCAGTTCTACTGGTGTAGCGCCTGTGATTACTTCCGCCACTACAGTAAACCTCACAGAAGGTGACACTCTTAACTATGAACTCGTTGCAACCAATGGCGTAGGTTATGAGTGGGACAACATCCCCTCTGGAGTAGTTAATGTAGAAGGCAACTTAAGAAAACTTATTGGCGGCTCTAGTCTGGCGGTAGGTACTTACAACATGACCGCTAAGGCTGTCAACTACTTTGGTGAAGATAGCGAGACTGTTTCCCTTGTAGTAGCTAGTCCTCCTTTCTCAAACACGAAGAGCGTAAACTTCCAGAACCAAGATTATCTGGGGGCTAATGCTGCACTTCTTGACGCAGAACTTGGACGCTCTAGTAATGGCTCTGGAAGCGGAGATGCGTGGACAATATCGCTGTGGTTTAAGCCTAGCACAAACACTAATGGTCAAACGGTGTTTTACTTTGGTGCATCTGACGTAACTAACTCAGGGTTTATAGAGGTTAGGTTTGTTGGCGGCACTGACAAAATCAGGTTGCGGTACGGTTCCAATAACAACTACGTCCAACTAAGTAGCCCCACAGACTCCCTTACTCATAGTGCTTGGAATCACATTCTAATGAGCTACGATGGTGGAACTACAGGGGCTTCCTCTGACGATGTTTCAGACTACTACAGTCGATTTAAGATTTTCATTGATGGGTCTCAGCAGACTACTTCTAATAGTCACAGTAACTACGGTTGGTCCTCGGCCATATCAGGACAGAACCTAAGAGTGGGTAGGTTCTCTTCGGGCAACTACATGAGAGATAACTGCCGTGTAGACGAATTGGCTATTTGGGGTTCAGATCAGTCGGGTAACATCTCTGACATTTACGACTCGGGTACTACCCACGATCTTGACCTCCTTAGCCCCTCGCCGGATCATTGGTGGCGTATGGGAGATGGTGACACGTACCCTAACATTCAAGACAACGTAGGTACTGCGGACTTTGTTATGTACAACATGACCGCTGCTGACATTGTAACTGATGCACCTTAAGGAACAGCTAATGTATGATCCAGACACTCTCCCTACTGAGGATGAAATTAACAAAGCTGACAAACCCCTAAACAAGCCTTTCCGGCTGCCCAAAGGTAGTTCTAAGAAGTTCGGGGTTTACGTCAAGGATGGCGACAAGACTAAGAAAGTTACCTTCGGTGATCCTAACATGGAAATCCGAAGGGACGATCCTAAAGCTCGTGCTAACTTCCGGTCTCGCCACTCCTGTGACACAGCAACAGACAAGACTAGCGCCCGATACTGGTCTTGCCGCATGTGGGAGAAAGGAACCTCTGTGAGCGAAGTAACAAAAGGCATTGAGGGTCAAATCCTTAAGTCTGATGAAGAACAGAGGCTCGTCTACGGGTGGGCCTCCGTTATCACCGAGAAAGGCGAACCTGTAGTGGATCGTCAGGGTGACGTAATTAAACCTGATACGCTCGTAAAGGCTGTGAATAACTTCATGGAGCATGTGCGTGTAGGTAAACAGATGCACGACGGAGACCAAGTTGGTGTAGTGGTTCACTCATGGCCCTGCACTAATGAGATCAATAAATCTGTCGGGCTAGAGGCTGACCGTGAGGGTTGGCTGGTCGCTTTTAAGGTCTATGACGATGATGTCTGGGCTAAGGTTAAAAGTGGAGAACTCGCCGCCTTCAGTATTGGGGGTCGTGCGGTAAAAGGAGAGTATGATGGCGACTGAGTTGCTTGAACTTCAACTAGAGGAGCTATCTTTGGTTGATCGTCCAGCCAATGCAGAAGCGATGGTTACTCTTTTCAAACGGGACGATACCCAACTAGAGGACATCGACAAGATGACTGAAGATAAAGACACCAAAGTTAAGGCTTACATGGAAAAGCATAGCTGTGGCAAAGATGAAGCCATGAAGGCACTTGGTTATGACGTAGAGAAGGCTGAAGAAGCTAACCCTGCTGAAGAACTGGCTGCTGAGATTGAGACCCTTAAGGCAGACAATGAGCGTCTCCGTAAAGGTTTGATCGAAGAAGGCTACGTGATTAAGGCTGAAGCCATCGAAAAGAAAGCTCCTGAAGAGTTTGTCGAGTACGAAGGTGAACAGATCAACAAGGCTGACATTCCGGCACCTATCCTTAAGGCTCTGGAAACTGCTGAGATTGAGAAAGCTGATATGGCCCTGACTAAGAAAGCTGAAGAAACCCTTCCGCATTTCTCTGTTGAGGCTGCTAAAGGTCTTCTGTCTGCTGTGTCCAAGATGGATGACGTAGATATGTTGATGGAAGCTCTTGCTGCTGCTGACAAAGCGTTTGCAGATAAAATGGAAGAGTTCGGTAAAGCTGATGTAGATGGGGAGTTCTCCTCTGCCTCTGATAAAGTTGAACACATGGTTAAGTCTCATATGGAAGAGAATGGACTTACCAAAAAGGATTACGCCAAGGCTTATGCGGCAGTCGCTAAGACCCAAGAAGGCAAGTCCCTTATCGCTAAAGCCTACAAAGGAGAATAACTCATGGCTACTATGCAATCGCGGGATACCCGTACTTTTGTTGCAGGTGAAGACCTCTCTACTGCACAATTCAAATTCGTTACTCTGGAAGCCGATGGTCAAGTTGATCTGGCTGACTCTGCTGGTGAGAACTGCGTAGGAGTTCTGCTGGTTGAAGGTGAAGCCGCTCGTGCTGTTACCGTAGTCCTGACTGGCTCCGTCATGGTAGAAGCTGGTGGTACTGTTACTGCTGGCGGTGCTGTTGCAACTGATGCAACTGGTCGTGCCGTAGACGCAACCACTAGCGATATTATCATGGGCTACGCTCGTGAAGCTGGTGTTGTAAACCAAGTTATCGAAATCGAACTTATCCAAGGCGGCAACGCTTCGGCGTAAACCCGATTAAAAGGAAAATAATACTATGCCTATGTTGACACCATCTCAGGTACACCTTGATGTGCCTCTGACTAACCTGACCATCGCTATGGCTCAGGAAATGACTAACTTTGTAGCGGATAAAGTCTTTGGTACTATCTCCGTTGATAAACAATCCAACAAGTTCTATAAGTATGACCGTGAAGGACTGCGTCATGGTGACGTTAAACTTCTGGCTCCTCGTACCGAAGTGAACCGCGTTGGTATGTCCCTCTCGAATGACAACTACTTTGCTGAAGTACGTGGCATTGGTATGGACTTTGATGAGCAAGAGCTGGCTAACGAAGACACCATGCTTGAGTTCCGTTCTCAGGGTGCTAACGTCTTGATGGAGAAAATCCTGATTGACCGTGAAGTTCGTTGGGCTGACACCTTCTTCAAGGCTGGTGTTTGGGGCACTGAGACTACCCCTACTAACCTGTGGTCTGACTACACTCTGTCCACCCCTATCGTTGACGTGACTAACGCTCGTCGTGCGATGCAGCTTAAGTCTGGTGGTTACAAGCCAAACTGTATGGTTGTAGGTAAGGCAGTTCGTGACATTCTCGTGAACCACCCTGACATCCTTGCTCGCCTGAACGGTGGTGCTACTGTTGCTAACACTGCTTTGATCACTGACGCCAAACTGGCTGAAATCTTCGAAGTTGAGCAGTTCTTGGTAATGGAAGCTGTCTATAACGATGCTGCTGAAGGTCTGGCAGACAACATCGACTTCATCGGTGGTAAACATGCGATGTTGGCATATAAGCCTTCGTCCATGGGTCTGAAGACTCCTGCTTCTGGTGCTATCTTTACTTGGGATTCCATTCCAGGTGTTGGTGGTCTGGGTATCACTGTTGAGTCCTTCTCGGACGATGCTCTGAAGCGCCAACAGGTTGCTGAGATGATCCAAGTTAAGTGTGCGGATGACATGAAAGTTATCGGTGCTGATCTGGGTTACTTCTTCGACAGCGTTGTAGCTTAATAGTTACTTACTAGCGGTAGACCCTGAGTTTCGGCTTGGGGTCTAACCCAATTATAAAATACCGTAACAACATCAAATAGGAATATAATATGCACCCTACATGGTTAGGCTTTCAGGTTGATTGGCCTGTATTCGTAAAGAACCCTTTTCAAGCAGCTAATACCTCTTGGACACGAGGAGAACACTTTAACTGGCAAGAGCGCAAGATGGACCCTTATAAGGTCTACACTATGTATGCCGCTGGCTATTTGTTCCACAATCAAGATTTAGAGAAAGACAATAAAGTTGGTGATCGTCTTAGTGAGATGAATACAGACCAGCTTTATACTCTAGTAGGTCTTCTGAATGGTGAGGTTAAGAAACGTACTACCTCTGCGGAAGAACTAAAGAACAAGCGGTGTCGCCAGTCTAAGATTGATGATAAACAGCGTGGATTGCTCCGCTCATTCCTACGTAAGAACCCTTGGATTACCGAGGACTTCTACAAGTTTCGAGACGACATCCTCGGAGAATAAATAACAAGGAGACCTGATATGAGTTGGTCCTATGACCCCACAGACTTAAATACGACCACTGCTTCAGGTCGCCTAAACACTGTACGCTTCCTTGTAGGTGACACAGACACTAATGACCAGAAGGTTCAGGATGAAGAGATTACGTTCTCTCTGTCTCAAACTAATGACGATGTAAACGCCGCTGCTTCTTATGTGGCTCGTACTCTAGCTTCCAAGTATGCCTCTAAGGTTACTATCGAACTGGATGGTCAGCTAATGGCCCAATACAGTGACCTCTACAACCACTACAAGTCTCTGGCTGATAAACTAGACTACCAAGCTAAGAAGTTCGGTGCTCAGTTGGGTGTCCTTGCTGGTGGCATTAGTAAGACTAAAGTTGGTGTAGTAAGAGATAACACTGACCGAGTAAAGCCAGCCTTCCGTAGAGATAGGTTCACTAACCCACCTGATTCTGACAGCTATAGCTAAGAGGTTCACATGCTCAGTAAGGATATGTATGCCCTAGTCAATGAGTTTGGTCAACCTGTTACTCTTAGGAAGGTTGTCACAGGAACTTATAACCCAAGCACAGGTACAACGAGTAATCCAGACCCACAAAACTATTCAGTCAAGTCCTACATGGCTCAATTCACTCTGACAGAGCTAACACTAGATACTGTTGTCAGAGGCGATAGGAAAGCCCTTCTGTCTGCCTATGATACCTCTGGTGTAGCTATCCCTGCCCCTGATGAGAGTGACCTCTTGGTGGGCGTAGGAGACACTGTGAGGGTAGTTGCTACTCAGACGATCTACAGCAGTGACAGCGTTGTCTGCTACATCTGTCAAGTGAGGGAATAATATGGCTCAGGTAACAGTTAAGGGTCTTAAGGCCATTGACAACATGCAAAAACAAGCAGTGAAGATCGTAAGTGGTGAACTGGAGGACTACTTCACTGAGATGGCTAACGACGCTATCAACATGTCCCCTGTATGGTCTGGTGCTTACGTTAAGTCTTTCTCTTTCAAGTCCAACAACTCTAGTAGTAGGGGCCGTAGGATTGATGGTGCTAACTGGAAGTTCCCTGAGAAGACGGGTTCTGAGGTTGACAGAGAGACAGGTAGGG